CGAGGCGCCAGCCGGGGCCGTGGCTGTGGCGCAGCCGTAACCGGACCGGGCCGGCGGCCGTGAGGCGGGTGCGGGTTCCGGCCGTGGAGATGGTCATCTCGATGGTGTCGGCCCCGGCGTGGAGGAGGGCGACGAACAGTTCGTCGGCGATCTGCGGGGCGTCCGGGTGGGGGGTGCGATTGCTGGTCCAGGCGCGGACTCCGGCCGCCTCGATGGGTAGGCCCTTGAATACGCGCTGCCAGGTCTGTCCCGATTCGGACATGAGTATCCCCTGTGACCGGTGACTATCTGAGTACAGTTACCCGCTGATCTGTACACAGATTGTCGGGGGGATTGGCGCAGGTCAAGTGGGACGGGACAGTATGTGTGCACAGATTGACTGGATCACCAGGAATGGAGTAGCGCCGTGGCACAGCCCGAGTACCTGCGGATCGCCGCCGACCTGCGGCAACGCATTGCCTCCGGCGAGTACGGGCCCGGCGACCAGATCCCGCCCATCCCCGCACTCGCCGACGCTTACGGCGGAGTGTCGGAGACGACCATCCGCAACGCGCTGCGCATCCTCGTCGGCGAAGGCCTCATCGGCGGCCGAGGCCCCAAGGGCACCCGCGTCCTGCCCCGCCCGCCCATCCACCGCATGCCGGCCGACCGCTACCGGACCACGCCCGGCACCCGCTCCACCCCCTACACGCGGGATCAGGGCATCGGCTGGTCCGAGTACCGGCTCGACAAGCGGTTCGAGCGGGTCGCCGCGACGAGCGAGCTGGCCGCGCTCTTCGAGTGCGAGGCTGGAGAGCGGCTCCTCGCGCGGCACTTCGTCTTCCACGACAACGACCAGCCCACCCAGATGTCCACCAGCTACGTCCGCTGGTCAGACGTCGAAGGCAGTCCTGTCGCCGACCCGATCAACGAACCGTGGCCCGGTGGCACAAGGGGCCAGCTCGCGAGCCTGGGCATCCGCGTCACGCGTATCACCGAGTCGTTCACCTCGGCCATGCCGACCGACGAGGAGGTTGCGACGCTACGCATAGGGCCAGGCGTGCCGGTCCTGCGGTACACGCGCCGGCACATCGCCGACACGGGGCGGATCGTCGAGGTCGCGCATCCGATCGTGCGCCGCGGCGATACCACGATCGTGGACTTCGTCATCGACCTGGACGAGTAGGCCCCCGTAGAATCAGGGCATGCCCCCCGACCCCACCAGCCGTGGTTCCGTGCGGTCTGCTGCCCAACTCAACGAGGACATCCGCGCCCTATGGCTCCGCGCCCGCGGCAGTCTCACGCCGGTGGAGCGTGCCGAGTACGAGCAGCTCCTCACCCGGTGGGCGGCCGCACTGAAAGCCGAGATCGTCGCAGCCGCGTAAGGGCTACGCCTCCGCCGGCCACGACTCCAGCAGCAGGCCCGTCTCCTCGTCGACGAGGGTGATGCGCACCCCGGGCATGCTGCCGCGCTCGCCGATCCAGCCGCGGAACTGACGCCGCGCGGTCGCCTCGCTCGCCCACCAGCCCTGCATCGCGGGCGCCCCGTCGAGGGTGAGGCTGAGGTGATAACGATCGTCCACACGGTCAGCCTGCCACCCCATCCCGGGCACGACGAAAGCGGCCCCGCCCTCCCGAAGGAGAGCGGGGCCGCCCGCCGGTCAGTGTCCGGCCGCCTGCCACAACGTGAGCCCCATCGAGCCCGCCGCCACCACCGCAGCGATCGACGGCAACGGCCACCTGGACCGCTCCATCGCATCCAGCCGCCGCTCGTGATCGTCCAACGCCTTGTCCACCTGGTTCCCCCGCTGCACCAGCAGAGCCAGCTGCCCGCGCTGCTCGGTGAACCCGACCTCGACCGACCGGCGGATCTCCGCAAGCTCCAACGCGACTGTCGTCTGCTCCGGTGGTGTCATGCCTCACCGCCTCTTGCGCCCACAGCCTGCACCGCGCCGGACACGCCGGTCGGCTTCCACAGCCCGAAGTGTGCGAGGACCGCCGCGCCGAAGCTGACAAGCGCGAAGACGGCGGCGGCGCCCACGCTGTATCCGGCGTCGTGCGGGCCGGCGTACTCGGTGACGAATCCGGTCACGGCGCTGAGCGCGAGGAGCAGCGTGGCCTTGATGCCGGCGTGCGTGACTCGGGTGGTGACCAGGCCGACGAGGACGGGCAGGACCACGGAGACTATGAGGCCCAGCCAGTAGGCCGAGTCGAGGTTGACGGTCATGATCGGTTCTCCTTAGTTGTGCGGTCCGGTCACATCGACCGACACCTTCACCACCGCGTCCGCGATGGCCGCCTTCACCGCTGCCACCACGGCAGCCGTGTCCACACCGGAGCCGACCAGCCCGGCGAGCTTCGTGATCGCCGCGGTCTGTGCGGCCTCCGCCGTGCGCACCATGTCGATGCGCGTGAGGATCTCCGTCTGGACCGAACTGAGGGTCCAGGTCGGGTTGGTGGTCGGCGCGCCCGGGACGGAGATGATCCCGTCCTTCTTCAGCACCGCCGTAGCGATCTCATCCGCAGTGGGCATGTCGTCCTCCTCGGTGGTCTGGCCGGTCGCACGGGCGACGATGCCCGGGAACACGACCTCCTTGAACTGCTTCACCCGCCCGTCACCCGGGCACGAGTGCCCGTCCGGGTTCCACGCGGTGAACAGCCGGTGATAGCCGTAGCCCGGGTCGTCCGCGGTGCGGCAGATCCGCAGCGGGATCCCGTGCTCCTCGTGCAGCCACACGCCGAGCCTGATCAGCGACTCCACCTGCGCAGCCGTCCACGGGTCCGAGGCCTCGAGGTTTGACGCGGACTCGAGCGACACCGCGCCGCTCCCGTCCGCCCTTCGGTTCGCCGCACCGGTTGCATCGGCGCGGGTCTCGGTCCCGATGTACTGGCCGAGGCTCCCGTCATAGCCGAGACCGAAGTGACTCTCGAGGTTGGTCGAGTCGCGCCAGTACTCATACGTCCGCTGCGGAGTCCACGGGGCGACGATGCTGTGCACGATGAACTGCGTCGGCCGGATGGCCGGTTGATTGTCCGACTCAGGCTGCAGCTCCATGCGGATGGCGCCCGGGTACCAGGCCATGATCAGGCCCCCTCTGGGTGAATGGCGAGCTTGAACTCGGCGAGCAGCAGCCGCCGCGGCACCCGGTCGTCGTGACACACCTGCAAGGCGAGGGGCGTGCCCTGACGGACGAGGACGCCCCAGCTCTTGGTGAACCGCTGACGGCCAGGTGACGGCGGCCGCTCATCCGTCGCCGTCGCATCCCAGCCCGTCGACAAATCCATCGGGTCCCTCACGAACCGATCCGCCAACTCCCGGTAGGCGCCGGCCTCCCACTGCACCATCGCCGTCAGCACACCCCACCCATCGGCGGCAGGCCAGATCAGTCCGGCCCGGTCCTCTTTCTGCCAGTCCGTCACCTGGTGGCCGTCGGGCTGCGCCGTCTGGTGCATGCGGTGGGTGTCGGACGACTCGGCGGCGCCGAACGGGAACCGGACGGTGGTGTAGACGCTGGGCTTCACCAGTTGCGGGGTGTCGACCTTCAGCGAGCAGATCAGGACCGTCGGTGTGGGGATTGGCATGGGCAGAGTCCCTTCTCAGGCGATCCGCTGCATCGAGATGTAGCTGTCGGTGTAGATCGTGGTGGCCGTAGCGGACGACACGGACTGCGACCAGTCGAGGGAGAACGTGCCCGGCGTCGAGGCGACGCGGAGAGTCCCGTTGAGAAACACGCTCAAGGGGCTGCCGACGCCGAGGCAACCGAACGTCCTGAACTGGGCGACGTCATTCGATTCGGTGCGGATCATGTACCCGTCGGAGCGGGACGTGTCCTTCTCCAACGTTGGCGTCGTGGTTGATCCGATGACGACAATGCCTGCCCCGTGACCAGCCCACTCACCCAGCGAGCTGGCGGGCGGAGTGAATACGATCACCAGGTCGGCGGCCGTGTCGCCGTCGTACTTGAGCCACCCGGACCACGCGTACACCGCGTTCGCCTCGACGGTGAACTGCAGGTGAGGATCCGCGACATTGGTCGTGGTCGCAGAGCGGCTGGTGTCCGAAGTCTTGCGGGCGACCTGCACCTGCGAGGAGCGCAGCAGCGCCGCGGTGACGCGCTGCCCAGCAGGGAACGCGGGATAGGCCTCAGCCATGTCAGCTCCTTACAGGGAGAGGTAGATGGGGTTGGCGAGACGGACGTCCGTGCCCGCCGTCTGCGCCTTGCCGACGCCGTTGACGCTGCGGGTGACGGTGAACGTCTGCGGGTTGACCACGGCCAGATCGTCGTAGCTCACGACCGGGCTGACGTTCGTGTTCCCGGATTCGAGAATCGACCGGACACCGATGCTGGTCGCCGACGACAACGCGCTGTCCGTCACGGTGACCTGCCACTCCGGGGTCTCCACCACATCCGCCACCGGCCAGGCTTTCGCCCGCAGGCGCGGGCCGGTCACCTGGAACCGGACCCGGAAGAACGAGCCAGGCGTATACGTGTACGACAGCACCGACGACGCGAGGACCGACTCGACGCCAGCGATACGCCGCACAATGGCCATGGTCAGAACGTTCGCCGTGGAGAACGCGAGCCGGGCCAGGAACAGATTGTCGATGTCCACATACCGGGCCGTGAGTCCCGCGTAGATCGGGGCGCCCGTCGCCGCAGCGCTGGTGGTGACGCTCGCGTACAGGTCACAGTTGGCGTACCCGAGGCTGGTGAAACAGCGGCGGCTGACGTCGACGGACGCCATCGTGTGCGTGCCCACACCAGCGGCTACCGCGTAGTCGGTCGACGTGCCGCCCGACGTCGTCCACGCCTGCCCCGTGTCCGCGGTGCCCCAACTGCTCGACGCGGTACGGGCGAACGAGTCGACGATCTTCGAGGAGACCGCGGTCACCCGCATCACCTCCCCGCCCACGCGGATGTCCCACGGCACCTCAGCCGCGTCGGTGGTCCACAGGGTTGTCAGGCCCTCGGCCGGCGCCACATCGATCGACGTCGCCCCGGAGGTGACGTCGGCCTGCAGCGCGGAGCCGTCCGTATCGATCCGGGCCGCCGACGCGTCGAGGTATCCGACCTGGTTGTACGGGGACGCCGGCGCGCACGTGAACGTGAGTTCGTGCTTGAAGTGGCTGATGTTTTCGGACATGCCGAGGACGAGTTGGTCGATGGTGTCGGGCGGCAGCCAGCTCGGGGGGTTGGTGATCTGCACCCGGTCGCCCAGCCGCAGGGCGAGGATCGCGCGGCGCATCGCCGACGTGATCGACGGGTGCGCCAGGTTCACGCTGATCTGCGGGAAGCGCGCCTCATCCACCGTGCCCAGCCGCACCCGCCACGCCGCCTGATCCCGCAGCGTCGCCGCCGTCGTCGAGGACAGGTTCAGCGTCACGTCGCTGCCGTACACGCCCATCCCCGCAGGAGGCAGCGCCGTTGACAGGGTTCCGTCCGTCGCCTCATACGACCCGGTCACCCCGCCCACGGTGACGGTGACCTTGTTCTGTACGTACCGGTCGTCCTCCACCGGGACCGGGACTGCCGCGAGGTTGTACGCGGTGTAGTCCAGGACCAGTGCCGGATCCTGCCCGTGCAGCGAGGCCCGCGTCCGGTAGCCGAGACCGAGGACGGACCGGTTCTCGTACAGCAGCCCACCATCCGCGAGCACCGCCTCCTGCACCAGGCCGAGCAGGTTCTGACGGCCCTGCGCACCGAGTGCGGCCGTGTCGTCGAGATCCCCGACCCAGTCGACGGGGATGGCCTCCTCGCCGCACAGCCGCTGAATCCGCCGACCCGCGGCCTCTCCGATCGGGTTCAACCGACGGCCGAGCACATCCATTGCCGTGACCGCGTTTTCCACCGTGACATGCCCGACCGCCACACCCGGCAGGTACTGGGTGCCGATAGGTGCCACCACAGACCGGGACGCCGGACCGAACTGAACGCGCGTCACCCTCGACAACTGCGTCAGCGCGGCCGTGTCGGTGACGCTCGACGTGCTCCCCGTGGTGACGTCCGTGAGCCTGACGGCGCGGGTGATCCCGGTGCCCGACTCCTGGAACTCCACGCTGACGTACAGCAGTTTCCCGCGCACATCGAGAGTGGACTCCAGGTCAGCGCCCAAGTTCGTCCCGTCGGACGCGCACGTCCGCAGGGTCAGCGACGTGGAGGTGCCGGTGAAGTTGCCGTAGTACAGCTCCCAGAACTGCGCCGACCCGGGCGAGTAGTCGGTCTGGTCGATGACGCAGACGACTTTGCCCGTGGTCAGTCCCGCCTGCGGGATGGACACCAGGAACCGGACCTGCGTGCTGCTGGGATCGTCGTACTTCGCGACCCCGCCCGACACGTACCCGGACGTCAGATCAGGCAGCGGGTCGGACGCCTGGAATCCCGAGTAGCTGGCGAGGGTGGGCGACCCGGTGAGCGTCATCCCGGATCCGTTGACCATCGCGGACGCCAGGCGGGTGGCCCCCTCCGCGTCCTCGCACGGCCAGTACGCCACCACGCTACTGGCCAGCGGGTCAGTAACCGCGTTGTAGATCACCGACCGCTCCGGCGTCGGAGCCTGCGCCAGCCGCTGCAAAATCCCCGACACCGACACGTCCGTCCACACGTCCGTACCCGTGGGATCCCAGCCCGCAGCCCACTCCGACACCTCACCCCACAGCCGGTACGCCTTGCCGCCGCTCCCGTCCGGGACCGAGATACGCAGCGGCGTGTTCCTGCCGATCAGCCCGAAGTACGCCCCGGTCGGGTTCCTCGGCGACCACCGGCCATCCGAGTTCCGCAGCTGCAACCCGGCCTGCCCGCGCTCCGTCTGCGACCCCTCCCCGCCCGTGATCCCGTAACTGATCGAGATCTGCCCGGAGTCGTCACGGACCATCACCCACGAGGTGATGTCCGTCCACACGCCCGCGAGCAGCATCTCCACCGTGACCGGCTGACCATTCGACGCCTCGCCCGTCGCAGCCGTAGGGCCGGGCAGGTGGGCGAGACGGCGCCGGAACGCGGAGACGAACGGGGCAATGGGCATGGGTCAGCCCACCTGCTGGAAGGTCACCCAGCACCGCATGTCAGCGGCAGTGGTCGGCGTCGTCGCGCGCACCCGCAGGAACTTGGACACGGCGACGATCGGCCGGTCATCCGGCATGAACGTCCGCACATAGCTGAGCCCGGACTCCCCGGACACCGAGCTGAGCGACACCACGTCGAACGCCCGGGCCGCGGTCGTGGTCCCCTCCGCGCTCGCCGTGTAGCCCGTCGCTGAGGTGCCCACCGTGAGCAGCGTCGTCGGCCCGTTCGGGTCCAGGTTCACCACACCCGTGGCAGCCACGTGCGCCGTCACCGTCGCCGCCACATCGGTCTGGAGCAGCTCTACCACCCCGTCCGCGCCGGGCGGATCGTCAAGGCTGAACCCCCACTCCAGGATCTGAATCTGCGTGCTGGCTGGTGTCGCCAGCTGCAACATGGTCTTGATCGCGGTCCCGGTCGTCACCGACTGCTGAGCAGCAGTCGTCGGCGCCGGACCATTCCACACCGTGAAGGGCATCCCTTTGGTTCCTCTCGTCTACCGGCCGCGCGGCGGCTGGAGTGTCGCCTCGATCGACCCGCGGGCACGGACCTGCTTGCGGCCCGTGTCCACCCACAACTCGCCGAAGTCCTTCGCGCCGAGGCGGAGCTGAATGATGATCGGCTGCCCGTCCCCGACGGACGCCCCACCGGCAGGAGCGGCAGGCCGGCGTGAGGTGTTGAGCATCGACGCCCACGGCATCTGCTGCGCCCCCAGCCGGCGGCGCGTGTCCGGACCTGAGATCACCCGCGACCCGATCGGCAGGTCCAACAGCTCCGGCTCGTGCTCGCCGACCAACGTCAGGCCGCCGCGGATACCGCCCGTCGCAGCCGC